AGGTCTCCAAGGTGTTGCAGGTAACGATGGACCACAAGGTATCAAAGGTGACACTGGAGCACAAGGTGTTTCAGTAACACTGCAAGGCACACTTGCCCTGATTGCAGATCTAGATACAGTAGTTAACCCGCAACCAGGTGATGCGTGGATCGTAACAGAATCAAATGGTGGTGATTTATATTTTTACACACCGGCTTTGGCTTGGGACAACGTTGGTAAAATAGTTGGCCCACAAGGTAATCAAGGTATTCAAGGTGTTAAGGGTGACCAAGGTATCCAAGGTATTCAAGGCGACCAAGGTATCCAAGGTATACCAGGAGCGCAGGGATCACAGGGTGTCAAAGGTGATAAAGGAGACCAAGGTATTCAAGGTCCGGAAGGCAACGCTAATACTGGCAATATTAGATTTCTCACAGACTTTATCTATGACTTCAACGGCGTAACTATTGAGAACGCTGACTTAGCACACGGTGCTACATCGGCAGTTGTTGTTCCGCCTAATGCTTCTCTAAATCCGCTACAAGTTAATAACACATACGGTCCAGTAAACATTACTAGTGGAGATGCTGGTGCTACTAAAACTTGGGACTTCAGCCAGTTTGGCGATTTAACTATTCCAGGGTCTATCGATGCTCAAATAGGTAACGACATAAACATTTCGGTGTTTAATCCTACAGTTGATAATGTTCCTGGCGGAGTTGCTCTTTCACTAAGAAATTACGATATTGTTGCTAATCAAAGAACAACACAATTTACATTAGGTGCTAACGACATCGAGTTAACAACTGACTTTAATGGTGCTCAAAAGAAATGGGCATTTAATAAAGCTGGACACATTGTTCCGGGCACCGATATCCTGCAAGACATCGGTACTCTGACTAATCGAGTGCGCCATATCTACGTAGGTCCCGGTTCTATCAGCATTGGTGATAGCGTACTATCAGAATCCACAACAGGTAAACTTGTTGTTCCGGGCTTAACCCGTGCTACAAGTTTACATGCCGACGAAGTTGAGGATACCGCAGATCAAACACACACCTTTACACCAAACAGTGAAGTTGTAGTAGTTGATGCAGCTCTTTATGCAGCAATTGCTTCGAATGCAGACACTAGTTACTTTGCTGATTACACAGCAACTACTGACGGTGAAGGTTATATTGACAACATTCAAATTAACGGCGCCGGCACATATTCACAAGCTGAAGCAGATGTAGCCAAAGGTAATATGTATGCGTATGTTGGCGCAGGCAGTGCCAGCGACAGACCTATCAATCCACAAGACTGGATACAGATTCCATTCCGTCTACGCACAAAGGCCAATGATGTTGAATACGAATTCAACACAGGTGGTGGCACCGCTAACACTGGCGATGTTCTATTTGATGGTAACAGAATCTACGTTGCTAACGGCAGTAGTGACTTAACACTTGACGGTGTTGAAGTTGGTACTAACGTAATAAGTCAACTATACGCACAACTTAACTATTCTAGCACAGGCGAAGCTAATAGCAGAAACGGCAAGAATAGCTACTTATGGGTTGATGAAAATGGCGTACATATTCAAAACACCGCCGATGGAGATAACGGCAACTACGCATACGAATGGGACTTCGGTACAAATGGCAAGCTACAACTACCTCCGGGTGGTGACATTGTTGATAGCAATGGTACAAGTGTATTAGGTGGCCAAGGTAATGGCAGTGGACTAGTACAACGCACTGTTAACTATCCTACAGGTGAAGCTGGAGATATATCAGGTACAATAGCATTAGACCCGCAAGGTAATGTTTATGTTTGTACAGCAAATTATCAACAAAACGAAGGACAAGGTTATAGCGTAGTTACTAGCGAAGGTTATAATAGAGGACAAAGCCAGGGCGGAACACTAATGAGTGTTGTAATCGCATTAGGTGATTATCCAGCAATTGATACGTTACTGCAATCATCAACATTGCCGTTAGCGGGTTGGCAAGTATCCGGTAATGTAACTGATAGCTACGTTCGTGATTGTATTGCTGAGCAGTGGACCGGAAACCGTTGGGCGTTTACCTGGAACTACGTGCCAGGTCAGGACGCAGACGGTTACTCACAAAACGAGCCGTTTCAACTAACATATACAGCACCACAAGCCGCCATCTGGGAACAGGTAAGCACCGGCGGTGCCCTTACTGACAGATTAGTTAGCGGAGACCACGAACTAGTACTTGACGGCAACGGCAACGTAATAACTCCGGGTAGCGTAATTATTGGTGGCGCAAATGTCAACAACGAAACGCATCTTGTTATTGACGGTGCTAACTATTGGACCAGTATCCAATGGAAGAACTTTCCAGCACAGCAGACAACAGCAGCACCATTTGAATGTCAGTCACAGCTACTAAGAGTCTTCAGAGGCGAAAACGGTATTCAAGGACACGAAGAACTTGTTGCGGTCACTGCTAACACAGACAACGGTGATGAAAACGCATTGATGATTACCACAAGTAAAGGTAAGATTCCCGATGCCCCATACAATGACGGAGTTGGCGTACAGCACAACTTCATCTTTGGTGGTGATGGTAAAATGCAGTTTCCAGATGGCACTAAACAGGCAACTGCTTATGTTTCACGTAACATTAATTTAGATGGTGGCGGGGCCAGCGTACAGTACGAAGCCGAAACTGCATTTGTCGATGGTGGATTTAGTTCAACAAGACATGGCGTTGCAGATGCAATGTTCGATGGTGGTAACAGATTAACAGAAAATAACCTATATAACTTAGATGGCGGTAGAGCATAATGGCAAATAAAATTCAACTTAGAAGAGACACAGCTACAAACTGGAGTCGCATTAATCCTGTACTTGCCGATGGCGAGCCAGGGCTAGACATCACTAACAATAAGATCAAGTTAGGTGATGGTACAACACCCTGGAACGGATTGCTGTACCTCACAAGCTCTGAGCACAACAGATTAGTTAACGATACAAAAGTACTAACCTTAGGCAAACACGGCAGCATAACAATACCAAACGCCGCTACAGGCAAAGGTAAGATTAGCAACTCTAGCGGTATTGGTCTTGGAGTAGGAAACTCTAGTTGGACATTTGGTACAAACGGGGAGATAACTTTCCCAGAAGGTTCTATTAACTACGGCGGTACAGTAGTTGCCAGTGGTGCTTATGATATTCAAAGTGTTGGTGCCACAACGATTCGTACTGCGGCCAACGGTCCTGGAATAAAAACTTGGAACTTTGGGACAGATGGTAAGTTAACTGTACCAGCTAACGGTGTTATTACAACCGTACCAGGTTACACAGGAACAGCATTCAACATTGTTGATATTGTACAATCAGATCCAGTATATCCTGTCGTTATTACTACGTCAGTTAATCACGGATTGACTAGTGGCACTAAGATTAGAATCAGCGGCATCACTACTACAGTAGAACTAAACGACCAAGATTTCTATGTCACTACTCCTGCATCAAATCAGCTTGAGTTATATAGTGACCCTAACTGTACTGTGCCAGTTTTTGGTAGTACTAATACTCCATACTTTACTGCTGGCAATAGAAGTGTTACATCAACTGGTGAAAGTCTAGCAGGAAACAATCCAGGATTTACTGATCGCAGTATGCAGTTCTTTGGTAACGGCTATGCACAAACTCCGGCAAGCACAGACTTTAATATCGGTACTGGGGACTTTGCTATTAGCTTCTGGGTATATCAAGACAGCTACGCAAATAATCCACGTTTGTTTAGCTTTGGTACTTGGAATCAAACTAACCCGTTAGCAGTTAGTTCAGAAAGTAGTGCTTTATATTTTTGGTTAAACGGTAATATATTTGGCTACGGTAACCCAGGCCCTGCTCTAAGTCTTAACACTTGGCATCACTTCCTAATCACTCGTTTCAACAGTACTATCTATCTAGGCTTAGACGGCAATGTCTATAACCAGTTTGGCAACTCTAGTGACATTCCTTCAGGAAGTGTTCCCCTAGTAGTAGCGAACCAAAGTGCCCACGATGCCGGTCTAGTTGGCTACATGCGAGACTTTAAGTTAAATGTTGGACAAGGTGTTGATCTAAGTTCGGGGAACTATACAGTACCAAGTGCTCCGGCCACAGTGGACACAGGCTTCACTAAGTTGCTATTAGTAGATTATCCATCTGACAGTTCTGGATCTGGACTAGTAGGCGGTGGTGGCACAGCACTATCGGAATTTGCAGGTGCTGATTTAACTATTGCCCTTGACAGTCCTGCAGGTACTGATCCAGGTAGCATATATTTGCGTTCGGGTGGTACAATGCTATCAGTCAATGGTAGAGATGATACCGTCGGAATAGCTAACCCTGGAGGTTCGTATCCATTTACTACAACAGGTCAAGAAACTATCTTCATTGATGCTACAACCGGTACCAATGGCATAGGTATTACTAATGTAACCAACAACGTGTTCCTAGTAACACAAGCCGACGGTTATACAGGTACCGACGCACAAACTATTACATTACCTGTACCAACCCGTGCTGGTATAGAAATAACAGTAATAAACACTAGTGGAAGCGATGTTGGGGTAGTTGGATGGCCAGGATCGCCATACGGAATGTCCCCAGGATGGAGCATAAAACTTATATCTGTAGACCTTCCAGGACTTGGATTTATATGGTGGGTAACTAGTAACTTTAGTTGGTAAGGATAAACAATGATTAATAAAATAGAATTAGACAAGTTAAGCGTCCCTAGTTATCTCCAGCTAGATAAACTAACAGGCGAACTAAACAAAAACTTTGAAACACTAGCGACAGCAATACAAAGTGTAGATGCTGAAGGTGTTGTTACAGTTCCTGGACCACAAGGTGAGCGTGGCGAGCAAGGTTTGCAGGGTTTACGAGGCGAACAAGGACTTGCTGGGCAGGACGGGATCAATGGCACAAATGGGCTCGACGGAAAGGACGGGATCAATGGAGCTGTGGGGACTACAGGAATTCAAGGACCCAAGGGCGATACCGGGTTACAAGGTATCCAAGGTGTTCAAGGACTTCAGGGTGTGCCGGGTATTGCAGGTAAAGATGGATCCAACGGCAAAGATGGCATTAATGGCAAAGATGGCATTAGCATTACTAGTGCAGCAGTTAACAGTACCGGTAACTTGATCATTACCAAAAGTGATGGTACAACTGTTGATGCGGGAAAAGTAAGCACCGCAGCAACTACTACTACCACAACAGCTCCGGCAGTAGGCAGTGCTGTTAATCCATTTGCCCCTGTGGTCGTATCGGCGCCGCAAGGCTATAAAGCTATGTGCGCAGATGCTGGAACAGAGCTGGTGTTAGATACACTAGCCGTGAAACTAAATCCTTCTGCACCGCATAGTCTACAGTTTAGAGTAACGTCAGGAACTATGAGCGTTAACATCAGTGGACAGATTTATTGGGGCAAAGGTGATTACACTGGTAACTACGGTGCTAACTACTGGAATGGTAATACATTAACCACAACCTATCAACAGGTATTTGGTTGGGATTTTCCATGGGCAAACGACCAAGCAATTTATAACGTACAAGATTTAGCCAATAGACGCTTGTACAGAATAACACTACTCATAGGACCTGGGTACAAAAACAACTTTATCGTCATGGAACGATTAGTTTAACAAATAAATAAGATATCGGAGATATATAAATGTCAAGCAAAATTCAATTGAGACGCGATTCGGCAGCAAACTGGACCGCAACAAACCCTGTACTAGCCCAAGGAGAACCTGGCTTAGAAACAGATACTAGCAAGGTCAAGTACGGCGACGGCTCAACCGCTTGGAACCTACTAGACTACGCAAGCGGTGGAGCATCGGGTGGAGCTGGTGATTTTAACACAGGATTTACTGACGGTGTTAACGATAACACTTTCCACTTTGTTCGTGAACAAGGTAAGAAAGAATTTACTTTCGAAACAGAAGGTAATAAGGCGTTCAATATTACGTTAACTGCTCCAATGTTAGTTGACATTAACAATGGTAACATAACATTTGATGTAAATGATACTCCTCAAATCGCAGATGTATGGTTAACTCACGAACGCGGGAATACTATTGAATTTTTCATGAAGGGAGATTACGATATCGGCAACTTTAGCAGTTGGTATCAAAGTCTACTCAACACAGGTACAGGTATCTACGTAACTCCTGCGCCGGTACCATTTAACGTGGGCGACCAAATTGTATGTAAATATTGGAGCGAAGGCACCACATATGTTGGTGACGAATACGACAATTACAGCACATTTATTCCCGATGTAGACGAACCTTCGGCAGACAACACAGTAACTATCAGCATGGCCGAATTCACCATGTTGGGCGGCTTCAGCGGTGGTACTGCTCTTGATGCATTACTAACTCCTGAAAACTTTAGTAAACAATCAATTACTTTTATACAAAATAGGATCAATGACAACCGCAACATCACAAATGTAGTAGACAATCATGACAGTACCATTACTATTACATTCGACGGAGCTGCGTACCAAAGTAAGACTACCGAGGTTATCACATTCTCATACACTGCAACTGATAGTCGTGCGGATGATTGGCAATTCACATTACCAATTTCAGTTCGTCCTACATGGGCAACAGAAGTCACGTACCCACTTAACACAGCCACTAACAAATATACCGGTGGCATTAGTCGTAGTGGTTATGCTACTATCAATGGCGGCAGTACTATTGATTTTTACTGGTATGGTAACGGTGACGGTAATTCAGTATTTTGGATCAACTGGAAAGATAATCCACAGACATATAACCAGGGCGACACAATTGAAATCACTTTTTACAAAATTTCAACACAGATTCAATTAAATGTATATCGTCCAGGAACTGCACAGTACAACTGGAACAATGGATATCGTTGGTACGGTTGGAAGGAAGATATTACTACAGAATATTCTCCAGGTCCCGGTAACGGTATTATAGGCGGTACCGGTCAATATCTAATGAAAATATACCGTCAACCAATTGGAACATGGGATGCTAGCTCAGACTCGTTAGTTAGCAGCTTTGGTTGGTCAGATTTAGGTAGCTATCAGCGTAGACCTTACGATCCGTATACTAGTGATAGCGCAAGTGATTGGGGTAAATCAACATATAATTGCTACCCAATGTATAGTTTTGATAGAAACGGTATTGTATTTTTTAGCAATAGTACATACAACAGCTGGAGTACAACCTTTAAAGTTCGTATCATTTATAGATTTGATCTAATCATTGGCGAAGACGACAACTGGTGGTTTAACTGCTAATATGATATCAAAACGTCCTGCTAACACAAGAGGCGTTATTGAAGAGAAAGGTTCTATATTAAGTTATAGGACCTTTCATTTTCAAGCCTATTCGAACTTTGACTATTTGAATTTTAGTGCATTGGAAACTATTAACGACGACAGAGTAGAACCCGGATATCATGTTGGGAGACATAAGCATACTGATAGGGAAATCTTTGGATATGTTGTAGACGGACCATGCTATCATGTCGACGATACACAAACTATAGAAATACCAAGTGGTGCAGTGCAACGTATGTGTGCAGGTTCGGGCATGTTCCACAGCGAAGGCAACAGTAGTGATAAACCTGTACGGTATCTACAATTATGGATTCGCAGTGATGTTAAAGATGCTACCCCAGTTTACGGCTGGCATCAATTTACACGAGAAGATAAGTTAAACAAGTTTTGCGATATTACAGCACAACTACCTATTAGAGCGGATGCCCGCTTGTTAGCTGGCATTTTTACCAAACCATTTGATTGTGTACTTGATCCGTTTCGTAGGTATTACCTATATGTAGTAACTGGCACAGGAACAGTTAACGGGGACCCGTTTATAGAAGGTGACGGATACGCTTTTACGGCAGAATCAGAACTAAAAATAACCAGTACAGACAGTGAGATTTTATTGTTTGATCTTAGGTAAATATATTAAAGAGAGCATATTATGACATTACAAACTATCAATATTGGCGGGTACGCAAACGACGGTACTGGCGATGATCTAAGAACAGCGTTTGAAAAAGTAAATGCAAACTTTGATATTCTTAGAAATGAAGTTGCAGATGGTATCAATTTAGGTTCCGGCACTGCTATTTTTGCACAGAAGAATGACGTTAATTTAGAATTCAAAACTCTAACTAGCACTGATAATTCAGTAGTTATCACGCATACCGACACTACTGTTGACCTACATGCCAGTTCATTGCTGTCTAGCGATACTTCTCCGCAATTAGGCGGAAATCTTGATCTTCAAGATCATTATATCTACCACGGTGATGTACAGACAACAATATACGGAATTGACGTGCCTACTCTTAAAGGATTGGTCGATGTGCTATTAATAGGTAATAACTTATCTGTTGATCTAGGCACTATTATTGCCCCAACTTATGGCAATATTGACATGAATGGTACTGGTAACCTAGGCGTTACAGCCTCTGCAAACGTCCAAACTAACTTAGACTTTGGCACTTTTTAAACTAGATTTAGCGATAAATATTGCTAACTGAGAGCAACTATGACGCTAAATGTATGGACTGAAAATTCTGGTTACTCATTTGGGACTTTTCAAGAAAGAGTCACACTTGATTTACCACTTCCCGTGAGCAATGATAACGGAGTTACATATTCTGTAATTTCTGGGTCACTACCTAACGGATTAACTATTCAAGGAAACCGCATTGCCGGTACTCCATACGAAGTTCCACGCAACACTGAATTTAGATTTTGTATTAGAGCAAAATTAGCCAGCAGTATTTCTGATCGAACCTATGTAATGTCTGTGGCCAATGCAGATGGTCCAGAGTTCATCACCGCAGCGGGCAACTTGCCAGTAGGCATTGCTCAACAGCTATTCACAATCGACAGCACATACAT